GGCTTCCATTTACGATTTTCACTGATGTCTCTCGACATCCGTCAGAGTAGTGAATTCCGACTTGGACCCACCGTCGCTGACCAGTTCCGAGTCCGGCGGTCCAACCTCATTCTACCTGGTCAGATGCCCAGCTGAACCACTAGTCAATGATAGGATATTTTAAAGCACGCTTTCGGCCAACCTACCAACATGGTTCGTCCCGATCGCGCCCCCTCTCTTTCGAAAGAGGGAACGAAAGTTACCTGGGTATCGTCATACCTAATGAGGGGATATTTTCTGTGAAAGGAAGCCGCGCGACGTAATCGCCCACACTAGTGTTGGGGTTTCAGAGGAGATCTTTATAGAGGAGTCCTAACGAGTCAGGAGAGTTGAGGAATCGGTCACCTTCTATGCCGTTCTAGAAGGGGACAAGGACCGATTTCCACAAAACTCTCCCGCACCCAGGCTCTCCTAGTATAGCCGGACTCTCACCGGCAGAGATTTTAACCTGTGACCCACCCAACACAAAATGACGATGGGTTTTACCCAAAGGCAAGTGTGGAGTTTCCGTCGCCCACGATTCTGGTTGACATGCCATTTACAATATTCAGGAGTGCTAAAGTCGAATGGGGTTTATCAATGATTTGCTCACGGAACTTAATTAGCCCGGCCGCTAGGTCCCTTGAAGGGTCCGTCAATGCGGGGTAGGGTACTAATGAGTTCAGGTGGGATTTCACCGATTCTAACCTCTTCGCCAGATAGCTAGGTGTCACCACTGCTAGACGAATTTGAACATTACTCGAAAGGGCAGCTGTGGCCGAAGCCACAGAGATTGCCCGTTGAATAAGTTCATCACTCGTCAAGGTTGGCAGTGTTATAATGTCACCAAACTCCTGAATACGGCTTGAACTGGTAATCAAGGCGGACTGATCGGAGCGCATGATGTCGAGCTGGACTGAGTCCAAAACAGCACCATAACGGTCGGACCAGACCCCAGAAAATGATTGGAAGTGGAGACCATGCTCACCCTGTGACATGGCAACGCGAAGGGACCTTTTCCAAAAGGGACATAGGTTTTCAAGTTGCTGTGCTACAGAGAGGCATGGGTAACCCCCACCTCCAAAGCATCTGGGTAAAGACGCATTGATTCCCATATGGTTTAGTACGCGCATGGGTCCTTGGTGGCGAAAATGGATATAATCCAAGAGCCAACGAGGGGACCCCATTTGCTTCCAAAGTAAGTCCAGCTGAGGCCCTAGGGCCCAAGCTGGGATAACCTTCTTCCCTTCTTTCGAAGAAGCCGGTTGGATTATTCTTACTGAGGATGTGCGGAGGACAACACCTTTGGCATCAATGAGCTCTTCTACCAATACCCCAAAATGGTAGCTCTCTGTGTATTTGCCTTTAGACGTTCCGCCCCCCGTCTTACCTAGCAAACTGGTGTAGTTCTTGGAGACTGCTGGAGGGGCTTGCCCCAACAGATCGTCCCCACAGACCTTCACCTTCTTGCGACGTACACGGTCAAGCGGATCGTATCGTTTCCATGACGTGTCCCACAACCAAAGGTTGTAGATGCACAGAATTGGCCACGATACGCCGGAGCCCATAAGTATGCCTGAGCGGCAATTAACTGTCAACCCATCCAGGGTTGTCATCTTATAGTCGCCGATGCACAGTTCGAGTGCCTCACTAAGGAAAGGGGACAAGCCCAACCCTTTCGCAAGACCCGCGGACATAGCTTTTGCGCTTGACCGGGCAATCAGATCGGTTGCACGTATCATATCCACCGAAATCCATATATCACCAGAGGCCAAGGGGTTACCCTCAAGGCCCTCAAAATGATTAGGATTCGATGGTGCTACGCGGACATCCGTGTCCAAAGCCTGGATGAGAATCGAGTTGAGGAACATCGAAATGTAAGTCAGGCACCCTATTATAGGCGTGACAAGACGAACCTTCATGCCCCTCTCCTCAATTGCCACCTGGCGGATCTCTGGGAGATCATCGGGATTCACACGGATGATCATAACCTCGAGGGCCATCGAAATGAAGCAGTAGCCATGAACTACAAACGAACTATGTTCGGAGTAGTCATCACTACTGTCCCAATCGAATCCCTTAAACAGGTTATCTCCGATCAGGTCACCTTTCACCAAACCTTCATAGTTAATCATTCTACTCAACGACAATATGCCGTGAGTACATTTCTTAACCATGGATTCTAATGAAACCGACCACAACCTCCCCTTTAAGGCAAGCGAGGCTTGCCTCATGTCCTCGAGCAACCCTCCTTCTTTTACCTTCCTAAACATAGTCGAGGAAAGTGAAGTTGGAAAAGTCGCTGTCATAGATTTAACGCGACCATAAGCCCATCGGTACGCGTATCTATACATCGACTTGGCGTATTTTGTATGGGGTTCAAACCGGCGACCTAGGTCTGCAGTATGAACCGTACAAGATTCGCCAACCTGTTCCCTCACCGGCAAGGGCCCTGCCCTTCCGAATCGAGAGAACTGGTGGATGATTCGAGACTGTTCGTCGTAGCCATATCCTTTTAAAGATAGGGCTCCGGCGAATATCAGGGAGACACTGGGGACACCGTCAGGTACATCAAAGCCCTCTACGAGGTCTCTGACTGCCCTTCGGCGTAACCAGTTGGCGAAAGCCTTCGTCTTCAGGAGTGCTTCTTTGAAAGGGGACTTCGCCCCCCAAAGGCCCAACACCCATTTAACGAGTTTGATTACACCACGCCTCGCAGTGCGGACGTGTGTATCAGTGACTTTCGTCGTTGAGACGTGGTTCCATGCCGAGCCGAAAGATAAAGCATACGCGTCTAGGACAGCGGATACCCAACTTTCGGCTTGTGGTTGCATGTCAACCAAGTAGGAAGATCTTACCTTCAACCAAGGGTAAAGACCACTCCATCCCCCGAAAGGGATGGGGATCCTCCTACTACCCCTCTTATTAAGGAGGGTATGGACTTTAGCGGGCAGTAGTGGTTCACCTGCTCCTCGCGAATTAGAAGTTTCCTTTGTCATTC